TTCAATAGATACATCTTTGGATGTGGTTAGAGCTCTCTCTGTAGTATTGGGTTCTAACCGAAAATTGTCAACAGACATTTTCGGTTACATAACGTACCGTGTTGGTCAACCAATGGGTAACTTACTTTCGTTCCCACTAGCAACTTTAACACATCATATTATGGTAATTCTTTCCGCTCACTTAGCTTTCAAGGACCTTAAGTCCAAGGGACTATGTGATCTGGATTTGGAATTATATAATATTGATTCGTACGCTCTGCTAGGTGATGACCTAGTCGTTGGTGATAAGCCAACAGCTTTACAATACTTGAAAGTAAGTAAAGCACTAGGAATGGAAATATCACTTGCCAAGTCCATTGGTATGGAAGCATTGAGTTCCCCTGGCTCTTCACATTTAAGTGAATTCGCTAAGAGACTCACACTAAAATACCTGGATACTTGTATGGATATAACACCATTATCGCCTACCGTATTAAGTCAGTCCTTGCCAAAAGCAATTGTTGACTTAGTACGGAAAGACGACACCACCTTAAAGAACCTTGTGGCAACTTGGTCCTGTAGTCGACCCCTTGTGAGAGATGAACGGATATTCTCTGTTTTCAGTAGAATAATGTCCTATCTCTCTCTCATAATCATGTTACCTACAACCCTCGTTACGCAAGGTGCGCACTCTGTTGCCCTCGATCTAACGAATGTACCTAAGGATATAGAAAAAGCTTTCGCTAATCTAATCCATAAACTCAGAAATGAGTCTTTCTTGAAAAAGAAAGAGTACTATCGAAAAATTATAGAGGTCGTTAAGTGGCCTAAACGTGGAAGGTTCGTGGTAAACGGAGTCTATCCAATTCAGAATCTACATCTCGATAGAGATGAATTAGTGAAGGTCTATCAACAGATAAACTATAATGATAAACATAAGACATTACCGATGATTTGAAAGCATATCGCTCTCATAAACCCGGATGTACTGTTACCTTATGACATGGTTATGTCATATGAACGAATGTATGGTTATAATCCTATAGAGGATTTACCAGATATCGTTGGTGTTGAGGTCTCTCGAAATATGCTTGAGGTTATGAAACCTAAGCAATTCGAGGATCTCTCTGATATCCTTACGGATGTCAACACCGAGATAGCATTGTCTATCATTAATGGCCATACTGTAGAAGTCACTAAAACTAATTATGATAAACTGATCAATAGACTATTGAATAGCTTTGATCAGAAAACATTAGATTCTTTATTAGATACATTACCTACCCATCTGATCGGTAACAAGGGTGCTTCTGACAATATTGTCAGATTCACAAATGTTAACACAATGCTAAAGGGAGTTTCGAAAGAAACTCTGGAAAATAGGAAGGAGTTTAACAGGACTAATATCCAGATAATTTTGGAAAATGTCACTTATGACGATCCAAAATTAAAGGGTACTATCCTGTACTCCCCCTTCACCTGACGATAGAG